GTGACGATGGGCCGCATCAGTTCGACGCTGCTCATCTGGCCTTGCGCGCCGATGCCCTTCATCTTGCGACCAGGCTCTCCGTAGACGTCGCGCGCCATGCCGAGCCACACTTCGCCAGCGCGACGCACGGCCTTGGCGAAATTGCTCATGTAGATGAACGTCTGCATATCCAGGCGCCCCTGGACCAGCTCCACAGCCTTGCCCGAGACGTTGGCGACCACCTTGTCGCCCTGCTCCTGATTGCCGAGCACGTCACGCATGTCCTGCTCGGTGATGCTCAACAGCGCCGCCAGGGAAGGCGGGATCTCGGGGCTCTTCGTGTACGCCACTGGGCCTGCGACCTGAGTGGAGCCGTCCGCGCCAGTGATCGAATTCACCAACAGATACGGGTAGTTCCGAAGGTTGTCCTCCTGCCACATCACCTGATGACCGGCGACCTGTTCTGGCACGAAGATCGGCTTTTCCACGCTCGACAGCGCGGCTATCTCGGCCAGTTTCGACCGCTGCATGTTCGCCAGCCGCTGCGCATCCTTGGCCAGACGCACATGACCGCAGCATCGTTCCACGTTGTCCACGAACCAGCGGCGGCCGTAGACCGGGATCACCGGGATGTGCTTGCCGGCGATGAAGCCGGAATCCTCGAGCACCTTGGAGCCGGAGAGGATGTACTTGCGCACCTTGCGGACCTTGATGCGCTTCTGCCTGACCTCCACGGAGCCGACGGCTTCGAGGTTGCCCAGCATTTCTTCGTCGAGTTCGCTGTCCCGATACCGCTCCTCCTCGCCGTCCAGGCTGCGGAAGATCCGGACCGTCTCGCCGACCATCTCCACGCGGAAATACTCGGCAACGAAAATCACATCAGGCGTCGCCCAGTCGAACTCGTACTGATGGATCTCCTTCGGCCACGTCGCGGGGTCGTCGTTGTACTCTGCGCGATACGCCTCGCGCGTCATGCTGGTCAGCACGAAGCACCGCGTGGCGTCGGCCTTGTCCTGGCGCTTGGCCTGGAGGTCGAAGAACACGCTCGAATCCGCGTCGAAGATCGGCTCAATCCGGATGCGCTGACGCTCGTCCTCGTCGTCTTCCTCGTTTTCGTAGGCCGTTCGCAGTCGGAACGCGCCGAAACCACCGCCAACGGCCTCCTCGAAGGCGTTGTCGTAGGCCTCCTCGGCCCCGCTGTCCTGCTCATCGGCGCGATAGAGGTCGTCGCAGGTATCGGCGAGGCTGTCGTATTCCTTGCCCTCCTTGGACACGAAATCGACCGTCACGCGGTTGGCTCGGTACTCGCTGAATATCCGCTGGACAGCCAGCGCGATCTTGTTCACCTCCATCTTCGGCTTGTTCTCGAACTGAGCGCCAAGCGGGCCTTCCCACTGCGCGCCGGAGATGGAGTAGAACCGTCGATCCTGCAGGCACTGCAGACGCTCGTCACGCAGCGCGGACTGAATCGAGTCGAACTCTGCCATCGCCTCCTGATGGATGCGCAACAGTCGCTGTTCGGTCGATTCTCTGGCCATCGGTATCTCCGGGTATTGCGCGGGCTGCGCGATTATGCTACGCGCGATGGCGATAGTCTACCGCCAGCGGTGGGCGGTGGGTAGAACTAGGCTTGCGTCATGATGGGGACGGTTCGCATTGGCCGCTCTGCGCACGCCTTCGCAGGCGTATCGCAGGGCGTCGATCACGTGGTTTTTCTTGTCCTGCAGTATTGGCAACACCTTGCCCGTGAGCGGGTCGGTCTTGAAGCTGTAATGCGTCAACTCGTCAATCGTGTGCAAGCACCTCGGATGCACCACGATGTCGTAAGACTTCAGCCACTCAACGCCTTCCTCGACGGACTTCGGCCCCTTGACGGCTGGCATGATCTTCGGGAACCCGTGCCGGCGCATATGGCTGATCGTCTCTGGCCGGGATGAGTCGCCCACCATCGGCCACTTCTCGCCCTCGGGCACGGTCATGAACAGGTCTGGCGTGCTCGTGATCTCGCAGCCGACCATGTACGCCTCGTAGTCGATGTACAGCGTGCGGCCGAAGATGTGGCAGCGCACAAGAACCGTCGGGTCGGTGGCGAATCCCCAGTCTGCGCCAAGCCGATGGATCGCATCGCGCGGGGCTTCGAACTCCTCAACGCGCCAGTTCTTGAACACCCGCGCGCTGCTGTTCTGCACGTACCCGCCGCGCCAGACATGGGCGTACTTGTCCGGGTCTCGGCCACGGTCGTACTCCATCTCGGCCCGCAAAACGTCAGGAAACCACGGGTTCTGATCGAAGTTCACCTCAACCACAACCGCATCAGGCGGCGGCTTCGGGCCGCGCAGCAAGTGATCGACGGGATCGGAGTCGAGGTTCGGGTTCCAGGTGAACCACAGCTCCGATCCTGGCTTGCGGATCGTCGGCCGCAGCAGGTCCAGGCTCCGCTGGCTCAGGCTCTGTGCTTCCTCCACCCAGGCACGGTCATAGCCCTCCAGAGACTTGATCGAGTCCGCTGTGTGGTTCTGCATGCCTTGGAAGATCAGCAGACCATCGCCGCGCTTGGACTTGATCACGGCTTCCTGAACCTCGAAGTACGCGCCAGCGTTCAGTGATTCGATCTTCAACTCAAGCAAACGCTTCACCGACTGGGCCAAAGACTTCTGCACCTCGCGCACGCACACCGAGCGGCTGCTCGGGTCCATCAGGTGCGCTTCGATCATCAGCTCTGCGAACGTGTGGGACTTGCCAGATCCCCGGCCGCCGTGGGCGCCCTTATACCGTGAGGGCTTCAGCAGCGGCACGGCCCAGCTTGGGGTCTGTATTCTCAGTTCCATTGCTGGTTACTTGACGATTTCCCGCACGATTTTCGTGATGGATTCTCCGACCTGATGCGTGGTTTCGATCTTGTCGCCATATTTCTTTGGGGCGAGCTTTGCTGCGCGCCATTGGTATGCACTCAATACCACCTTTGCCGACTGAGGGTCCATTTCTCCACTTTCCACGCGCTCAGCAACGGACAATATCTTCTCGTCCATTACCTCTGCCTGCAACTCCCTCGCGCGCGCGCACCTGTGTGCGAAGTCCGGGTCATCCTTCTGCCAGTCCATCACGGCCCAGATGCTCGGCATCCGCTTGTCCCGACAGACGGACCTCATCGACTCTCCTTCGCTGATGCGCTTGATGATCTCGTCCATGACCTCTGGTGTCTTGCGGCTTGCTGGCATCTTGCGCTCCAAAGTTAGTGACTGATCAGGGACACAGGGGCACTTAGGGACCCTGATTTCCTATATTAGCCTCGCATTCGCGCATTCACGCGTTTACGCGGGCTCTTCCGCTCTTCTCTCTATTCTTTCATCTTTTACTATATAAGTGTCCCTAGTGTCCCTTATGTCCTTTTGCCTTGTAAATCAATGACTTAGCGCTGGACACATCAGGGACACTAGGGACGGCTCTTCGTTCCCCACGGCTCCGGAGCCAGCAGAGCGCGGGATCCGTTCGTTTTCCGACTCAGTCCGCCGTTGCGCTGGCGGATCAGGTGAGCCGCGCGCGTGGCCTCTCCTTGTGAACAGGTGTCCCTGCCAAGCTCGATCAGGATCTCGGTTGCAGACCGCCAGCGCCACGCCGCTTGAGGCTCAGACCACCGTAGACCGGACGCAATCAGCTCCTCGATTGGGTCGATCACCTCGTACGACCTGTTGTTCTCTTCAAGCGTCTGATGCTCTTCGGCCTGCAGCACCCAAGGCTCTCCGGAGCGGTACAGCGTAAGCACTTCGGCCCACAGTTGCTGCATGTCAATTCCGTGGTTGTACTCGATTGACTTGCACTCGATAACCCAGAATCTGCGGTTTCCTGTCTGGTCGTGCAGGAATTCTTTCGGGTTGACGCTTGCGAAAAATACCGTACGTCTCGCGAATTCAGATTCCCTGCGTGCGTAGGCCCTGCGGAGGATATCCTTGTCTCTCGTCAAAAATGCCTTGAGTTGCGCAATATCTGATTTCCGAAACGTCGCGTCGAGTTCTCCAAGCTCCACGATCCAATGGCTGACGATTTGCTTAACGCTGTCGCGGTCGTCTGCGCGAAGCATCATGCCGTCCTGCAGCACATGACGCAGTTCTGGCGGCACGAGGCGTTTAAACCAAGCCGTCTTGCCCATGTACTGCGCGCCTTGGAACACCAGAACACCGTGTGCCGACACGCCATCCGGGTTGAACGCGGCAGCGACAGCCGAGATGAGCCACCGCCTCAGGATTGTGTTCTTCAGCTCCTCGTCGCCCTCGCACTGGATCGTGTCGTAAAGATCCTGTAGCCTGCTATGGCCGTCCCATGGCTGGCTTGTGATCCAGTTTGCCACAGGGTTGTAGAGGTTCTGGTCTGCCATGTATGTCACGTAGTCTCCCACCTTGCCGGTCGGCATCCGCAGGCGCTCACACCACGACATCAACCATGCGAGCGATGCGTTCGCTCGGTTGTCCAGCGAGAACGACGCGCTAGGGATGAGGATTTCCTCCTCCTTGCTGATGACGTTGTAGCGTATGACGACGCCAAGCCGGCGGCAGATTTCGGATAGGTTCTCCACCGTGCCAAGCGGCCTGCCACGGTATCTGTCGGGCAGAGGGTCGGTGATGGCTGTGATCTCACCGGTTGATGCGTCGATCACTTCGCGGCCGCTGACGGTTGCGGCAGGATCTTGACGGCTAACCGTTGCAGGAGCGGATACGGCCTGCACAGCCAGCGCTGACACTCGCGTGCGCGGCGGCAGCTTCATCCCAAGCGCCTGCGCCGCAGCCTTCACGGCCTTGTTGATGTCCCCGCCGTGCTCGTAATACCGAAACAGATCGAAAGCACCCACCAGCTGCCCAGACTCGTCGCTACACAGCGGATCTGACGCGTGATGGATCCAGGCCTTGCCGTCGAAGATCACTACACCCGCCAGGCCGGTGCTTGAGTGCGGGGACAACCATCGCTTCCCCTGCTGGCGGTAGCCGTACTGCGTCAGAGCGGACTCGATGTCGTGCGCGTTGTTGTACGCGTCGATGACGCTTGGCGTGGTATCGTTGTCAGACCGACTGCGCGTTTTCGGAGGCCTCGGCGTCGGCCGTTCAGGTGTCCACGGGCACAGGCCCTGCAGTTGCGGCTTGAGTGCGTCCCAGTTTTTCCAGACTGCGAGCAGCCAAGCTGGAGGCTCCGGGAAGACGCCGTTTGGTTTTGTCAGCCAGATGTAGGGCTGGCCTGTGTCGGGGTGGATGCTGGGCGGGAGAACGTCTTGGCGCTGCTGAGTGTCTGCGGCGCGGATCTCGAAGACCGTAAACCGTTTGCCAGGATCGTCCTGCTTGGGCCACGACAGCGAGTGATACTGAAGCGCCACGCCGTCTGGGACGCGAAAGAGAAGGCGCATCCCTGGTGGCTTGCCCTGAATAGTAGGAGCCTGAGCCGCTAGAGCGTCGATGTCCCATCCGAACTCTTCGCAGATGACGCGCATGGCATCAAGGTTGTCGATGTCCAGGCTGCATAGGCGAGACGGGCCTAGCGCCGCGCCGATGTTCCAGTCTGGGCGTTCGGCGTAGTAGTCGCGCGCTGCGTCCGGGTCAGTTATGCATTCGTTCCCCCAGTTATCCGACAGCGGGCGCTTGCCGCGTGGCGGTAGCGGAACGATATGGATGCCGTACTTGCGGCAATAGGTTGCAGCAAAGTCTGCAGTCGTCGCCATCAGAACAACCCTCCCTGCGGGGACGGCTGCTGCTGAGGTTCGACCCACTCATGGATCACACGCCCTTGCGGGACCTCGTCAAGCCGTATCCAAGGCCTGTTCTGGTGCCTGGTCGACAGGACTACCTCGAGGCAATCCATGCATTGGATGCAAATGTGAACGGTTCCGTTGGCGAAGACGCGTCGCGTGTAGCGACGCTCGCCGTCATGCGTGCAGAGTGGCATGTTGTGTCCTAGAGCCAGCCGGACGCATCCGAGTGGCGTAGGTTGATGGAGGTCTGAGTATAGCCCGCCGCAGCGGGCCACAGTCAACGGTCTCGCCGATCAGAACGGGATATCGTCGTCCATATCATCAAACCCCGTCCCAGACGTCTTCGGGGCCGGCGCAGGTGCATGACGAGCCGCAGCGGGTGGCGCTGCCGGAGCCCTGGTGTAATCACCAGTCCCGTAGCTCGACATCGACGGCGCGGGCGCAGGCGA